TCAACATCTGTTGGGTTCCCATCAAAAGGACCTAAGACACAATATGTTGACAAATCTGATAGAGTTGTTCCAGGCATTTCATGCCCTAGGGATGTTGATCCTGAAATTCTAGCTGCAATTGCTGAGATGGAAGCCAATTTATTGGCTGGCCAATCTATTAATACAGTATTTAAAGCTTCATTGAAGGATGAACCAACAAAGTTGACGAAAGACAAAGTGCGCGTATTTGCTGCGGCAAATATGCCCTTTGTCATGTTGGTACGTAAGTATTTCCTTTCCTTAGCTGCTTTGGTGCAGCGAAATAAAATTGCTACTGAGTGTGCTGTTGGAACTGTAGTACAGTCTCCAGAATGGACTGAATTGTTCAAGCACATTGGTACGCATGGTTGGGATCGAGCTATCGCTGGCGATTATGCCAAATTCGATGGTCGAATGAGCCCACAGTTTATGTTAGCTGCTTTTAAACTTTTGATTAAGTTAGCGGAAAAGAGTGGAAATTATGAGGAGGATGATCTCACTGTTATGCGTGGTATTGCCACAGAGATCTCTTATCCTACTTACGACTATTTTGGAACATTAGTTCAATTTATGGGATCTAATCCCTCTGGACACCCTCTCACTGTCATTATCAATAGTTTCGTAAATTCTTTGTATTTGCGTTATTGTTGGTATGCCATTGCTAAAAGAGAGGGATGGTGGAATGTTCCTATGTTCAACAAAAAGGTCTCCGCTATGACTTATGGAGACGATAACATTATGACTGTTGCGAAAGGGTATGATGCATTTAATCATACCGCTATTGCTGAGGAGTTAGCCAAAGTAAGTATTAAGTATACTATGGCTGACAAGGATGCGGAATCCGTTCCTTTCATTCCATTGCAAAGTGCTTCATTTTTGAAACATTTTGCTGTATGGGATGAGGAATTGGGCCTGTTCCGTTCTCCAGTGGAGGAAGATTCAATTGCTAAGATGTTGCATGCACACTTGAAATCTAAGGTTCTAACGATGGAACAATCAAGTGCTGAAGCAATTCAAAATGTAGCATTAAAGTATTTTGAATTTGGCCGTGAGGTATACACTTTGCGCAAGGAGC